CCCCCATAAATCATACCCCTGAGAAAAACAGTTCTTGCTTTATGATAAAAACTGTGATATAATAAATCATAATTTAGATTATAAGCCAATACAAACTACCTATTATGGATGCTACTTCCAATCTGGGAATCGACATATAGGAGCGTAAGCGGATATATGGAGTCCCTAACTATGAAGAAAAGCTATCCATTGATTGTATAAACCAAATCATACAAGATAACCAAGCATAATCTAAAGCATCTAAAATAGTTCATTCGAACTTAATCAACCAATAACAACCTAACTACTTACTACAAACTTCTCTCCAATTCAAAGAACTTTCACCAACCAAAATTTTTTAAAGGCGTAAAAAAGCCCAACATAAGTTAGGCATAATTTACACAATCTCTTTCTTTAGCTTCAGGCGTTAGGACTTCTTAGTATTGATGTATCTTGTAAGATACGGATTCTTTGAGTCTCAACTGTTTCTCTATGTCCATTAGCGAATTTTAAACGCATCTGGAACCCCGTTGGGGTTTCGATAAGACCTAATGCTTCTGCATATAGTCCATTCACTGAAATAAGCTTGTCATTTCTTCTATCTTTGGTTAGTTTTGCTACTCTCATATTTCTCCTAGTTTGATTTCTTCTATTGAGTAAAGTAAGACCTTGAGAGCTTCTTTAGGAGCTTTGTCTAGTCCCTTGAAGCTTTCGTAATCCTCGTTTAGTTCTTCAGCTATGCCAAGCACCAGCTGGGACTTAGTTACTGGTTTCTCTCCAGTTTTGGTAACATATTCTGTCTTTTTGTATACACCTTCTCTTGATAACTTACCTATTATCGACTTCACACTCTTGTTAAATTCTTGTGCTAAGTTCTCTACTGTTTCTCTAGTAGGGCTTTCAGTATATTCTTGTATCATTCTAGATACCTGTTCTTCTGTGTAGTTTAATGCCATGCATCCTCCCATTTTTTGATTTGTGTTTTAACTCTGTGGGTTGACATTCCCCACTCCTCTGCTGCTACTTCAATAGCTTCTTCAGTTCCATACTGTTCTTCCCAACTCCAGAACTGTTCTTCTCTAGTTGTTTCTTTGGTATGCATCTACTAACTCCTCTCCTACTAGTTGTTCTCCGAACCACTTCTTCTCTCCAGTACTGATAATCTCTCTCAATACAGTTCCGTTCCAGTACTCTAGGTCTATTACTTTTTCGGTATTGTTAGTGTCATCATACCACATCGAACCTACACTATGTGCATGAATGAGTTTAACTTTTGTTGCCCACTCCTCTGCTTCTAGTAGTAGGCGTTGTTTCTCTACTCTACTGTCGTATTGACTCATTACCACTCTCCTCTATCAAAGAAGTTGTACACATAGTCGTCGCACACTTCATTAGGATATACACTTCCATCTTCGGTTTCGTACTCTCCATGCCAGTCAAAGTCTTCTGCATCAATGTCTATGTCTGGATATTCCTCTTTGAAGCGAATATTTATGTCTTCACCTTCAATTTCTTCATAATCTAGCACAGCTATCCACTCTCCATCGAGCATTTCTGTTTCACAGGTAGCAACTCCTACAAAGTTTCTGAACTCATCTTCATAAGTCATTCTAGTAAACACACTGTGTCCACATTTGTTACTAATTGCTACTGATAAATGCTCAAACATTTCTGTTGGGGGACTCCAAGCACTATAGCCTGATAATGTACTGAAATCGTGGTCTTCTAAATGACACCACTTGGCTCCTACATTATTCATATACCAATCATACATGGTATCGTCAGTACAATCGTTAGGCATAAAAGGTTGTTCTTCTAGTTCTACGATTTCTGTTACTGTATATGGCTCTATGGGTTCTCCTGACCAGTTGGTGGTTACGGTTCTTTCCCATGTTCTTACCAATTTATCTATTACTTCTGCTTCTGGTTCACTAATGTGAAAATATACATGATTTGCCATTATTTAAAGTTCTCCCATAGTATATATAAACCAAAAGCACTAGTTCCAAAGCCTATTACAGCAAAGAAGTTTATAATCATATCTATCATATGTCACCTTCCTGTCTTACTTCACTTCTAATTACCTCGAAGCCATTAGGATAACGCTTCTCTAGTTTTCTGATGTTCTCGTCCATCACTTCTTCGGGGGTAAAGCCAAGGGCTTTGCATCCCTGTACCCAATACCACAACACATCTCCTAACTCTCTTTTCATGTGAAAAATCTCGTCGTTTGTGAACTGTGTATTGTTTTGGAATACTTTTTTCTTCACTACTTCAGCAAACTCTCCACTCTCAGCCATCATGCCTATAAGTGCAGTCATCAACCTTGCCATGTCAATTTCGCACTCAATTAGTACTCCATTCTGCATGGTGTGGTTTCCCATTAATCTATCTAATCTGTCGCACATTTTAGTAGTATCTTTACTTGTTTCGGATGTGCACTGGTCTACAAACTTTGCATAGTCGTTTATCTTACTCATTACGCCACTCCTTCACTTATATCGGATATGAACTTCTCCATGTCCTGAAGTGCTTCCCACTTCTTTCTGTCTAATATCAATTCGTCATCTCGAAGAACTGTACCATCTTCTAACTTCACGAACATATGTATCGTGTTTCTAGCAGGACATTCTCCCTGCCACGCTTGTTTAGTATCACTTGGATACTGTATGTTTGTTATCTTACTTCCATTCGCCCACATACCTACTGCGTAATGTCTATTGTATTTATTTGCCAATGTCTTTTACCTCTTGTCTTGGTATCACTTGATATGCACCTTTATTATAAGCAACTGATACCGTATATTGCTTTGATACTTCTTGTTTGTAAGAGTTGTCCGTTGGTGTCTTGTATTCTCCAATCGGCATACTAGGGATGTCCTTCGTACTCTTAAATGTTTTTGTTTCTTGTTTAGCGAAATTAGGTGTCGCTTTCTTACTTGCGTATAGTTTCTTTACTTTACGCTTACGACCATGCTGGTCATACATCATACTACCTTTAATCATCTTCTAACTTTAACTCCTCTGGCAATCTAATGCCATTTAATTCACACAATCTATTGAGCATGATTTCATACTCCATTGTGAGGTCTACGACCATATCGTTTAGTTCTGCCAAATCATTTAGGCACAACTTTATTTCGTGTTCACACTCTTGTAGTGCAT